CCTATCAGACATTCCGATGCCTGGATCAATCATTGTTGCTGGTTTTGCTTTATACACAGTTTCAAGAACTTCCTGCCTGAATTCATCAAGCGCCTTTCCTTCCTGTACGGCTTTTTCAGCAAGTTCAGAACAGCCATGCTTTTTACCGATAGACATCATTTCCTTCACTCTTTGCATTTCTGCCTTTCTTGCCTCTGATTTAATTTCCTCAATGTTAATATAAGGTTTTTCTTTCATTTCCTTAGACGTTAAAATTTCATCTTGCATGCTTTTTACCTCCTCAACTACTAAAATTTCAAATTCTTGTTTCTCCCTACCAATACCAACTGAGATATCAGCAGGAATGCTCACAAGACTAATCTCAAGTGGTTCCCAATCATTTACCCGATATACACTTTTATCGTCCTTCTTCTCAGAAAGAGTCATCTGATGAATTTGGTAACCAACTGAAATATTAGTCCTGATTCTGTCGATGACATCTTGAAAAACTTCTTCAGCCCTGGTAGATTTTCCAAATCGCACCTTTGCCCTTCCCATTCGGTCTGAGCTGATGTAAGCTTTTTCAATTACACCGACAATATCATCCGTATTATGTTGAACTAATAGGCTCCCGCCTTTATTCAACCTATTGAGTCTTACAGATTCTTTTTCATGGTCTAAAATCTCAATCCCAAAAAATCTTTCGATTGGCTCTTCAGAACTAAACGATACATCAATAACACGATCATCTTTATTAACTTTTTCATCTTTAATCTCTACAGTTCTATAAAGCATTCCCGTTTTTATTGTTTTTTCCTCTTTTGCAGGCTCGAAAAGTATTGGTTTATAATCATGATCTTTTAGCCATTGCTTTGCTTTTGCCACTGTGAATTTCTTGGCATCAAATCTTATTGCCTGTAACTCAGCAGTTCTCTTAGGTTTTAATTTGATGCCCCAAATTGCATGAATACCAATACCAAATTTATCATTCTCACGTCTAAACTCATCATATTGGCCAGGGTTTGTAAGCCTGGCGCTATGTTCTCCTATGTAGGGCCTGTCAAACATGGTTTTCCTCCTCTAATAACTTAAATCCAGGTTCTGCTGGGACTTTAAACTCAAGTCCATACTTCGCCGCCAATTCTTTTTCTGCCAACAACTGCTCAAAAATCTCTTCTATATCATAACCTTGTTCCCCTACTATCATTGACCGGGTTTTAAGTCCAGCATTAATTGCATCAATATTCGCTTTCGCATCTTTCAATGGATCAGTCCATTGCCAGCCCCGAACCTGCCATTTCGGTTTATTGAATTTTTCAAATTTTGAGATAGGCAATGTTATTGCCCCCGTCAACATTGCCATATTAAGCCAGTCCGTGAAAACCTCATTACAAAAATTTTCAATCATCCAATTTTGAAATATTCTCCACATATCCCGCTCTTCAATAGAGCCCGCTCTGATAGAAGAATAGTTTACAGATTCAAGATCCGATGCAAGAGAATTATATGAAACACATAGTCCACTTGCAATACCTTTCAAAGTAGTTTTCATAAATGCATTAAAGTTACCTGCCGGATGTTGAGGATCAAAAGTTTGAAATTCAAATCCTGCCGGTAATTGTTCAAATATACCAGGCTCTACTTCCGTAATCAAGTTCCCCTCTGCTGTCTTTGCATCACCAATATATTCATCGCCCGTTGGAGTTTTGAAAAATCCCATCTTTGCTGACGATATCCTTGCTGCAACAAGCTCCGCCTCCTCATATCCTCCCAACATATTGAGCCTGGTCATTGCTGTGTGCATCCAGGAAATGCCTCTTGATTGTGATGGTCGTTCTTTAATGTAGGCATGAATAATATCTTTAGCAGGTATTCGTTCATATTTATTTGATAACGTATAACTACCAGGATGTTTTGTCAGAATGTAATAAGCTATTCGCCTGTTAAGATTATCAAATTCAATTCCCATCTTGATTTTGTTACCATTTGGAAGTTCTTTGTTAAAATTCTCGTCAAGATGATCTGCTTCTAAAAACTGGAGTGAAAATCCAAACTTATTATCATTCACATCGTTCGATTTTATCTTTCTCACCAATATCTCCCCATCCCGGGCTACTGTCTCGATAAAAAGTCTCTGCATATCAATCCATGAAAGCTCGTGACTAATATCACAATTCTTTTTTTTACTCCATTCCTGCCATGCCTCCTCGATTTGATCATTTGCAAGTTTGTCAAGCGCGCCATTAAAATCTTTTGCTTTGTTCTGCATCCCCATACCATTCGGTCCTACAATATTCACCACACACAATTTTAAAAACTTCTTTGCATAATCATTATTCCGTTCAAGCTCCCTCGCTCTTGCACGGATGATTTTAAGGGTTCTTCTGATGTCTTCATCTGCGGTTCTGCTGGTCGTAGTCCAACCCGCAAAAAGCCTCTCAGTTGCTGCTGCCGTATAACTGCGTCTATTGTTTTTTTGTTTTATATATCCGTGTCTAGCTAAAAATTTTTCTATTAAGTTCAAAGTGAATCCTCAGATAAAACGAGTTAAAATCTTTTTACTTGTACCCAGATTATTGGCAATTCTTTCAGCGTCCAATTCTCTCTGGTATTGTTGCTTATAAAAAGACCACCATCTTATTAATTCTTCGGGAGATATTTTGGCAATTGATCTGCCGGCAATTGAATATGATAGATGATCCTGTGTTGCCCTACCTTCGATTACTGCTTCTATCGCATCAAGTGTCTTCTTAACATGACTTCTACTATCATAACCCGTTGTTTGTGCTGCATAATCAGCTTTTATCTCAAGGGTTCCTTCGTCAACTTTATATCTTTCTTCCCCTTTCGAAACATAAGCATTCCATTTGTAAATACCCACGGAATAATTTGCTGTAACTGAGGCGGCTACGACAACTCTAAAGTGATCTCCATTAGCGGATGCTGTTATTACTATTTGTTCATTGGTCTTAACAAAATAATACTTTAAAGTCCAGATAGAAGCGGGATAATTAGAGAGGTCTTCTCTATCCCACCTTATAGTATCACCGGCAACAAGAGTTAAGGGCTCGTTAAGAGGAATATTTACCAATTTTCACCTCCCCCCGCCCTTACGGACGGAGCTTCTTGCCCGAAGAATAATATGGAAAAAAGTGAATGTCAAGTGGATGCTCCCCCACCTCACGGAAGGGGACTTCCCGGCGAAAAGGTTGAAAAACTCACAGAGAATCACCAACTTTTCTCTTATGATAACTTGAGTGACCCCCAAACTTCACTCCTAAGAACATCGGCCACCTAACAAACCAGTCCTTTTCTCTTGTCTCCATCGCCTCAAGAAATACCCTATTTGCCATCGAGAACAATACCAAAGGGATCGAATCTATTCGGTAGAGGTAATCATGCACCACCGCTTCCCTATGTGCTCTATCACCCCATAACACGTAAATAACGGGTAATCTTGGAACACTTGCGAAATCCGTTTCAAATCCGCTTGGTACTTCTATTTTTCCTATCAAATTGCTTTCATAGACTAAAGGAGAATCAAGCACCCAAATCTTATTATCCCTTAATCTTACATCAAGTTCCGTAAGAAATTCACTCATTTCCGCCACCCATAAACCCAACCTCCTCTCCTCGATTTTCTTAAAGGAACTTGTTTTGGGATGGGAACGCTCCGGTTTTCTTCTTGTTGCTCTTGTTGCTTTTTAAAATCTCTTGTTTTTTCCTGTAGGCTCACAGCTAATTTCTCAAGATTAGCATTAATCAATCCCAACGCCGCCATAGAATAAATTCTACAATCAAGAGCTTCGTTTTTTGCCCCTGCTTTCTTTTCCCATATTCTAACACCCTTTCTATATATTCGCACTTCCGAGGTCAATTGCTTGAAGAAATCCTCATTATATTCAAAAGGGAAGTGCATATAACAATGTCCGGGTTTATCTATTTTTAACCATGCGTGAATTGTGTCTTTGGCAGTATTGACTCCCAGTATAAAAAGATTGATTTTTGCGACATTATTTTTTGAGGCTCTGGATAAAAATGGTTTCATTGCCGCGCCCGAACCCTTGACAGCAAAAATCCTTTGTAGGTGTCCATGGACATATCTTGATTGCCTTGTCTTTACAAATACATACGCCTGTTGAGTCATAAAGCCCGTGTCAATGCAAACTGCCGAAACAGGTAAATAGATTCCATACTCATGCTTCCATAATTTTTGTAGATATTCATCGAAGTCTTTCCACACTTGTTGTCTCGCAGGATCGCCATAAAAAAATTTTCTTTCAATTCCCCAGGACTCCTGACCAACTCCCCAGCCTACAACTTCAGTTTCAATCCTGTCACCTTGGATATCAACGCCTGCGGTAAGGATTACCACATTAACGGGTATATTAGGACCATATCGTTCGCATCGTGACGATATTGCTGTATCTTTTATCGCTTCACCCTCTTCCCATGTTTCTGCTAATGCAGTATTAACAAAAACCTTCAACTGCTCAGGGTCTTTTTGTGCCCTTATAAACCTTGTCGCCATGTTCGCAAAAGACACCCAAGGGCTATATAATTCATTCAGCCAGAACCCTGCAACGCCATTTTGGGGCTTTTCTGCCCGCCATTCTCCGAATTTGAGCATATGTATTTTATCAGATTCAGTAATAATATTTCCACAAAATTTGCATTCATAATACGCTTCTGACGGCGCATCCTTGGGCCATTTACATTGCGCCCATTCTAAAATTTGAAATTCGTTACAATGGGGGCAAGGAAGATAAAATTTTCGTTTATCACTGCTTTCGTAAGCCATTTCAATTCGAGACATCCCCCTTATAGTAGGAGTGCTGAACATCGCAATTTTTCTATTCCAAAATGTTGTTGTTCTTTTCTCTGCAAGATAACAGGGATCACCTTCTGCGCCTGCTGAAAAAGGATACCTGTCTATCTCATCCATTAACAATATTCGTATTGGCCTGCCTGTCAACGAGGCAGGACTATTCGCGCCGGCTATAGTTATATGCCCGCCCAAAAACATCCGGTGCAAGATAGTGTTCTCGGAGACTCTTGTTTTATACCTGAATTGCCTCTTCAGACATGGCGTATCTCGCAGCATTGGCGCAAGCCTGTCTTTACTCCATGCCCTTGCAATTTCCAAAGTAGGTTGGGTAACCAGAATAGGACAAGGGTCTTGATCAATATAGTATCCAACGGGATTATTGACTCCACTTTCTGTTTTGCCAACCTGGCTTGCCAACATCCCAACTATCGTATGCACAGACGGATCGCTAAAGGCATCCATAATACCGATTTGATATGGCGCCCTTTCATTGTACCACTTCCCTGGCTCGGCGGAGCTTTCTGGGCTTAACGCTCTTTCTTGGTCTGCCCACTCGCTTACCTTTAGAAGTGGCGGAGGATTTAATGTGTTTAACATCTCCTTTATCGCTTGCCATTTTTGCGATTTTAATAAGATCTGGATTTGCAATTTCTGTTAAAACCTCCCTCATAAATTTTTCAGTTATTTCTTTAATTTCTGAAATTGTTTTAATTCCTAAAATGAGAGGAGCCAATTTAGACGGCGTAGAAAGAACTTTAGATCGAATTGCCTGACAAACCATTCCCCAGGCTTCCATAGCCTCCATAGTATTTATCAATTCTCCTTTTTCTTCTTCCAATTGCAATTCTTTCCTGTCCGCAGTAATTTTTGTGAGCCGGGTTCTTTCATCTGTGAGAGATAATGAACCCTGACCCTTTGCAAGAGCGCGATAATAACCAATCAGCCATTTACATGCTTGGAAAATATTAATTTTCCCCCGGATTACGGAAGGGGCGCCATCTTCTACAGCATGTTTTCTATACTGGCGTGAGGTGATCCCAAAGATTTCCCGCGCTACGGCTTCAAGCTTTACTTCACCCGTAACCATATGTAAACACTCCCCTATCTAAACTTACCTGACCAAAGGAAGAATTGAATCCTATAGAAACCTTTTTTTGTGTAACGACTTTTTGCAATCAGGGTTACC